GAATCTCGTATCCCGCTCCAAGAAGGATGACCGGACAGTTCGCTGCCGGTCATCGTGCTATAGGGCACCATAGCCAAGTGGTAAGGCAGAGGTCTGCAAAACCTCTATTCTCCGGTTCAAATCCGGATGGTGCCTCCAACCTAGAACGCAGTTATTGATACAATTTCTTGTATTGATAACTGCTTTCTTTTATTTTTGAGTTTATTTTCTGTCCGGAATGGGTAGCGAGATTTCGCTGCCGTCTTTGAAGCGGTAAAGCATGGTGTTATCGTTCTTCACTGTTACTGTGTCCACAGTACTCATCCAGAGCATATTTGTGAACTTGACGGGCAGGATGTCATCATCAAAGATGGCGAACATAAAGCCACTCAAGCTTGAGCTCTGATGGTTCTTTTCCTCGATGGCGGACTCCAATTCCTCAAACTCCGCCTGTAAGGCTTCATAGCGTTCCACCTGCGTGTCATAACGTTTCTGGTAGTCCTCCTGATCAAGGGCACGGGTGGAATTCTCGTTTACAATCCGGGAAATGATTTCCGCCACTACCTCCATCTCCTGAGTAAGCTCTTTGAGTCTGGTTTCTTCCTCGGAGCAGTCGGTTAATTCATTGCTCACTTCTCGGCAATGGACAAGGAGCTTTTCTTTATCGGCTAAAAGCAAGCTTAATGCCTCTACAAAGGATTCTTGAATTTCGGACTCGTAGAGATGCGGCGTGCTGCACTTTTCCTCGTTCTTGAACTTGTCATTACACTGCCAGACGGTTCGCTTGTATTTCGTGTTGGAATGCCAGACCTTCGAGCCGTAGAAGGCACCACAGTCGCCACAGACGAGCTTGCAGGAGTAAGGCGTGCTGTTGCTGTAATAGGTCTCCAGGTTTACTCTTCTGGCGTACTCCGCCTGCACAAGGTCAAATTCGTCAGGCTCGATAATGGCCGGATGACTGTCCTCTATGTAGTACTGCTGTACTTCGCCTTCATTCACTTTCTGTTTCTTCGTGAGAAAATCCACTGTATATTTCTTTTGTAACAGGGCGGAACCCCGATATTTTTCATTTTGTAAAATACTGTCGACTGTGCTGCTATACCATTTTTCTTTGCCCGTTGGCGAGAGAATTTTCTCTTCCTCAAGCCTTCTTGCAATCCCGTAAGGCGTCATGCCTTTCATGAAAAGACTGTAGATATAGCGTACGATCTTTGCTTCTTCCGGGACAATCTCGGGCAGTCCGTTTTCGCCCTTTCTGAAGCCCAAAACGCTTTTGTAGGGCATCATGACCTTGCCGTCGGAGAACTGCTTCCTGATGCCCCAGGTGACGTTCTCCGAGATGGAGCGGCTTTCCTCTTGTGCTAAGGAACTCATAATCGTGATGAGGAGTTCCCCCTTGGAATCAAGGGTATAGATGTTTTCTTTTTCAAAATAGACCTCGACCTGCTTTTCTTTCAGCTTCCTGACATAGGTTAAAGTATCGACTGTGTTTCTGGCAAAGCGAGAGACGGACTTGGTGATAATGAGGTCAATCTTGCCGTTAAGAGCGTCGCTGATCATCTCCTGAAAACCTTCACGCTTCTTGGCGTTTAAGCCGGAGATACCTTCATCCGTATAAATCCTCACAAACTCCCAGTCGCTCCTGCGTTTGATGTAGTCCGTGTAATAGCTGATCTGCGCTTCGTAGCTGTTAAGCTGCTCATCGCTGTCTGTGGACACACGGGCGTAGGCGGCAACTTTCCTTTTGCCAATTTTCCCTTTAAGCGAAGTGCCGGGCAGATTCTTCTTCGCTTTGATGACCGTAACTTTTCTATTTCCCCGGCTCATTTCAGATTCCTCTCTTTGTTTTTCCTACTGACTTCTGCCCGCATCTCAGCTGTCCAGGACTCCGAGCGTGACCTGTCCTGCCAGCTGTATTCTTTCTCCTTGCCGTTTTTGAGGACAATCCTGACCTTGTTTGCTTCCGGGATGATGATTTCCTTCACTTTCTCTCGGAAGATATCGCCATCGAACTTGGCGAGATGCAAAGCCTTGGCGGCCAGCTCCTCCAAGATCCGCTCCGGCACGCCTTTCATGGAGCACTTGTAGTCCTTGCATCTTAGGTTTGCCGCACAGCGCCAGAAGACTTCCGTCCTGGTCTTTTTGCGGTTAAAGTTTGCTCCGCAATCTCCGCAGCGGATCATCTTGCGGAAGGGATATTTTTGTATGGTCTTCGGCGGATACTTATTCGATGTACGGCGTTTCACTTCCTCTTTTGCGGCTCTGTAAGTTTCTTTGTCAATAATCCCTTCATGCGTATTCTCCGCCAGATAGAAGTCTCTTTCTCCCCGGTTGATGTGCGTCTTTGAACACACGGCATCATCCTTATAGGTCTTTTGGAGAAGGGCGCCGCCTGTGTGCTTTTCGTTAAAGAACCTCGCAATATCGCCCGGTTTCCATTTGCCGCCAAGCTTCTTCGGGATGCCGAGGGCATTGAGCTTCTCTGTAATCTCGCCGCTCTGCATCCCGGAAATGTAATCCCGGTAAATCATGCGAACGACTTCGGCTTCCTCATCGTTAATGACGAGTTTTCCATCGATGAAGTCATAGCCGTAGAGATGCGCCATACCGACGATTTCGCCCTTTTCAAACCGCTTCTTAATGCTCCAGCGGCTGTTTTCTCTGGCGGATAAGCTCTCTTCCTGAGCGAAGGAAGCAAGGAGTGAGAGCATAAGTTCACCGTCCGCTGTAAGGCTGTTAATCTTCTCCCGTTCGAAATAGACAGCGATACCAAGGTCTTTCAGCTCCCGCACTGTTTCAAGAAGAAGCAGTGTGTTTCTGGCAAAGCGGGAGATGGACTTGGTGAGGATTACATCAATCTTTCCAAGCCTTGCATCATCCAGCATCCGCTGGAAATTTTCTCTTGTTTCTCTTGTACCGGAGATACCTTCATCGGCATACACGCCGACATACTCCCAGTCCGCCCTTTGCTGAATAAGCTTGCTGTAATAGCTGACCTGGGCCGAGAGGGAGTGCAGCATGGCATCTTTTCCTGTAGACACACGGGCATAGGCAGCGACCTTTGTTTTTGTTGTTTCCGCATTCTTTTTAAGCGGCAATTCTTCTACCTTTCGCATTCTCCACCTCCTCTATATAGGTATGTATATACATCACTCAGAACGCCTTATTTATCAAGGTCATAGCGGAAAATACTTTTCTCGGAAAGCCCGCTTTTTTCAGCGATGATTTTCTCCGCTTCCCGGATAAAGGACTCGTCCATTTCCTCCTCTTCATAAAGGGAAAAGAGGAGCGCCATCAGCGATTGGTAGCAAAGGACATTCTTTTCTAAATGATTGTTTTTCATAGCATTACCTGTTTGAAGAATAGGCTCGGGAGTTGAGAGTGTATCTACACAAATTTCCCGAGCCTTTTTGTTCAAAGCCTATGTTCTACATAGACTTATTTGACCAAGAGTGACCGTACGGCATCTTTGCGGATGAGTTTTCCGTCCAGACGTTCATAGGCTGTATAGCCAATTTGACCTTGAGCCATGAAAATTTCAAACAAAGGCTTTATCGTCAATTCTTGTCTTTGTAAGAGCCAGTAGTAGGATAAGTCACCGATGAGAATCGGTTTCTCTCCGCTTGCAATGGCAGGCATATAGGGACTAATGACCACAGGTTTTCTGAATAACATTTCTTGACCATGTTCCCAGAAAGGATTTCCGTTTGGGTCTTTTAAGAGACGAAGCGAGAATGCTGTTTCGTCATTCATGATCCATATAGCATTATTGCGATATTCTGCATCCAGTGAGAAATAAAGTTTCACCAAATCGTCATAGGTGATTCGGCCTAGCTCTTCTGTTGAGATAGATTCGCTACTGTTTAGCAGCCCAAGTGGTTCTTCTTGCCCTGTTCCTGTAAGCAGTACTTTCTCTTCAGCACGAGCAAAACGTCTGGCAAATTCCCGTATGAGATACGTGTATAAGTCAAACTTGGTATCGTTCATGAATTGTTGAGAGAGTTTGCAGAGCGAGGCAATCTTAAAAGCTTCGAAGTAAACCTTCTTAAATGTATCGGCATCTACAGGATACAGTTGACCTGTAGCTGTTATTTCTGCCGTACCGGATGAGGCTACAGCAACAACTGTTCCATCCGGTCGTTGTACTTGGAATTTTGTTGCATACTTCCTGAAAAGACAGTCTTTCTCCATTGCCTGATTGAATTTCTCTCTGTCTAGGCTCGGAGCAAGGTATGCCTCATTCGCTGAATCACAGCCTTCTTGTAATACATAACCATCGTAGACATTATTCCGAATCATCTTTTGAAACTCTGATTTATAAATACTGGTGTTTATCATAGGTAAAATCCTCCTAAAATCTGTTTGGGGTTAATCCCCCGTTTGAATTGAACTTTTTTCGTGCGGCACCCACCGCCCGTTGCATAGAAAACCTTTTGTAGAGATATACATCCCCCTAGGGGTTCAAGGCGGGCGACACGTTTGACCACAGCGTTTCAGAGCGACTGGTTTCTTTCTATTTCCTGCTTGTAGCTGCTTGTAGCAGGATTTTCTATATATCTCTCTATTTCGCTTAAATAGGGGTAACTGAAAAAACCTGCTACAACTTGCTACAGCCCGTGTGTTCATGGAAGAAAGTCCTCGACTTTCAGTCTGTAGCCTAAAAGCAGTGTGGTAGGATTGCCGCCCGCCTTCGGTCTTTTCCTTGCCACATCGGCTACTTTCCGAAGCTCATGGTTGAAGTTCCGGTTATTTTCAGGGAAATGGCCGTTTTTTACACACCAAGTGCGGTACGCTTCGTAGACGAGGGAGGTCTTAATTTCACTTGCGGAATCCTCGATGAGGCTTTCCTCAATGAATTGAATGACTTTATTACTCTCTCTGGCATATTCAGCAGTAGATTCCTGTACAGCTTTCGGAGGGTTTAAGCCTTCCTCACACAAAAGCTGATAGCCACGGATGAGCCAGTTTAAAATCGCACTTTGTACATCTGGTTTGGCAAAACGCTCCTTTAGGCTTCTATCTTGCTCTGTTTCATCGAAGTGGCGATTAAAGGGAATGATGATAACTCTGCCACTCGAAAAAAGAGTCATGTCGTTTACGATGGGCAGGTAGTTTGTGTTGATATAAAGCTTGAACTGCGGTTCAAAATCAAAGCTGTTTTCGTGTAGGAAACGAGCGTTTAAGGTATCGTTACCGGTCATGGTTTTGACTTGGGCAGCATTTAATAAAAGTCCTCGTCCCGGCTCCGAGATATTGGCAAGACGGATACCGACCAGCCTGGCGATATCCTCGCTTGGTGCCTGGCTGTTTGAAAAGCGTTTCTGGGCAATGGTTTCAGGCCGGACGGCTTTGCCGTAGTCGCCCAGAACCTTAAGCACACTTTCCATGAGCGTTCCTTTGCCGTTGCGGCTGGTTTCGCCGTAGAGGAAGAAGAGGCATTCATGCCGGGTATCTCCCGTGACGGCATAGCCTATAGACTTTTGCAGGAACTTGGCCTTTTCCTGATCGCCGCTCATGATTTCGTCGATGTATCTTTCAAAACGCTCGGAGTGAGCATCGGGCAGGTAGGATGCTCCTGCGATTTTGCTTAAAAAGTCCGAAGCCTTGTGTTCATGGAACTCCATCGTCCTTAAATCGAGCGTGCCGTTTTGACAGTTCAGGAGATAGCGATCCTGGTCAAAGGTCTTGAAAGGCAAGGGATAGACGCTCTGGGCTTCTTTGAGATAGGTTTCCCTAAATCGGCGCTGTTGCCATTTGCCGCACTCTTTGAGGAAGTTCGTCCGCAGATGCTCTTCATTGATGGTGAGGGCGTATTGCAGGAGGCCGTCCGCTAAACTCTTACACAGCTCCATTGCATTTAGGCTTCCCACATCCGCCTGCCAGCATTTGCCGCTAAAGACATACCATTTCTTTCGCTCCGGTACGAAGCGGCAGATGTCCTTGTACACATCAGCAAAGAGTCTGCCGAAGCCGATATCGCCGAAGCGGTAGCGGGAATTGTTTAGGAGATCGAAGCTTTGCAGCTGTCCGGAGATGTTGTTGAAGTCGTCTGCTGCAGAGAGGGCACGTACAGGCTTATAGAAGGAAGTACATGACTTTACGGCTCTATCAAGCGTAGACTTGCGGTAATCGTCCCGCTCCCACTTATCCCGCATGAGTCCGGACTTTCTGAAGATGCGATCCATCTGCTCCGTATCTCCGCCGCACCAGAAAGCGAGCATGGAGCACAGGGCAAGGTCGGCTTCACTTGGGCTGGCATAGCCTTTTGTTTCGCCCTGCCAGAGTTTTAGGAACTTTGCCTTTTGTCTGCTCTTTTGTGCCTTCCGGATGACGGATTCGTCTTCAAGGTAGCTGCCGGGAACGCTACGCTGAAAAGAAGAGAACTGTTCGTCTCGCTTCATATAGCGGTCAAAGAGCAGCTGCAGTTCCTCATCCCGGTATGCCGGCTCAATCGCTTGGATTGTGTTTCCAGTCAAGGTGACAAAACGGTTTGTCGCACCCGGCACATAGACCTCTAAACCGATTTTGCGATTATTGATGTAATAGTGGGATTTGTCGAAGGTGAAATCCTTAACCTTCAATATGATGCGGACTCCCTTTCCCGACGGGCTGTACTCCGTGTAGGAATCAAGCGTGTAGATAACATACTCCGCCAGCTCCGAGAGTTTCCCGTCTTTGACACAGTCGTCGATGTCCACAGCGGCAAAGGGAGAGAAAACGCCCATACCGATGCCGTCATGCCGGGGTACGGCTTTTATAACTTCCTCAAAGCTTGTGAAATGCTGAATATTCCTGCTGCTTGCCCGCTGTCCACTTACCTGATAGGGCACTTTCGTTCGTCTGCCTTGTTGCTTCTCATAACGCCAGAGACAGAACCTGCCGTTTTCTTTTATATCTTTTGCTATTTGCTCGTACATGCTTCAACCTGCTCTCTCTTGTATTGAGGGAGAACTCCCTTCACCTTCCCCTTGGACAAAGAGAGTGATTTTGGGCAACTTCTTTGATAATTTGTTTTGTTCATGCTTTAACCCGTTCTCTTTTTGTATGGAAGGAGAATTCCCTTCACTTTCCCCTTGGACAGAAGGGATGGCTTTGAGTAATTTTTCTGACGACCTATGTTGGATATAGGGCGTGAGATTCTTCCTCTCACTCTGTAGGCAGGGAAAAGGGCTTTTTTGAACGGGTAAAGAAATCTCTTTACAAAAAATAAAACGCCCTAAGTTGAACTTAGAGCGCCGATTCCTAACACACTTGCTGGGGATTTTTGTTTTGTAGCAGCTTGTAGTAGGATTTTCTATATAGCTCTATATTTCGCTTAATATAGAGAGAACTGAAAAAACCTGCTACAGCCTGCTACAGCCCGTGTGTTTGTGCAGGAACAAAATAAAAACAGTCAGAAAATCATTTCATCATAGAAATATTCACGCAAGGATGATAGAATAGTCATAGTTGCTAGAGAGCGAAAGGAAAATCTTATGGCAGTATCCTATGATAGATTATTTCATCTTTTAATCGACCGGCAGATGAGCAATTCTGAACTCATTAATAAAGCTGGTTTTTCCGGGAATGTAATGACGCAGATAAAGCGAAGAAAATACATCTCGCTCGACAGTATTGAAAGAATCTGCCGAGCGCTTGACTGCGGTGTGGATGATATTTTGGAATTTATTGATGAGGGTGATGTCTGATGGCGATTATTGATGATCTGATTAAACAAATTAAGGATGAGAGCTTGCGCAAGCGTATCCAGGCAGAAGCTGATAAATTGACCCAACAGAAAAAATTCGGCCTCGTTTTTGAAAATCACCTGCCCGAGTGTACTCCTCTTTACGAAGTGCCCGTTAAAGTTGGTGGTACTGTTTCCCTCAAGAATGGAAGCATCGACGAACTTTACATTGTCAAAGATATCCAAGGGGAGCAAGTGCTTTGTGTGAGTAAGGGCGATGGACAGGAAAAAGTATTTACCCTGAAGGAATTAGTCACGACCGCAGAGTTTGGTGAGCCGATATATCCTTATTTGCAATTTGTTGATTCCATTTCTAATGCACCGGACAGTGACCTTTGGCATACCTTGATCGAAGCAGACAATTACCATGCCTTACAGCTTTTAGAATATCTTTATGCTGGAAAAGTTGATTGTATTTACATAGATCCGCCCTACAACACGGGTGCAAAGGACTGGAAATACAATAACGATTATGTTGACAGCTCCGACTCCTATCGCCATTCCAAATGGCTCTCCATGATGGAGAAGCGGTTGAAGCTGGCAAAGAAGCTCTTGAATCCGGAAGATTCGGTCTTGATATGCACGATTGACGAGAAGGAATATCTGCATCTTGGGTGCTTGCTGGAGGAGTTGTTTCCGGAAGCGAGAATGCAGATGGTGAGTGTAGCTATTCATGCTTCTGGAGTAGCTAGGTCGGAATTTTCACGAAATGATGAATATTACTTCTTTATCTTTATTGGCAATTCATGCCCAAGCCCAATAGCATTAGGTAAGGAATGGCATGAAGATGGAGTGAAACGCCAGACCACTGTTCGCTGGGAAAGTATGCTTAGATCTGGGAATAATGGAAGAAGGGCGGACAGACCAAATCTCTTTTATCCCGTTTTATTTGATTCAAAAACTCATGAACTCAAAGAATTTGGTGACCCTGTTCCTCTGAATGTGCCCATCGAAGCCTACTCTCCACCAGATGGATTAACAGCTGTTTTACCCATTGCTTTAAATGGAACTGAAGCTTGTTGGAGAATCTCCGCGGCCAAGGCTCGTGACCTTATGAGAATAGGAGCCTTCGACTGGGGACCATGGAAAGATGAAAAAACCACCTTAAGGTATCTAAAGCCAGGAGAATTGAGAAAAATCGAAAACGGTGAATATGTAGTTACAGGCCATAAAAAGAATGGTGCAATGATCATATCTTCAGAAAAATATGTTCCAACATGGATTCCAGGATCGCAATGGAATGTTTCAACTCATCGAGCTGGTGGCAACGGCGGCAGCATGTTAATAAAAAATATTTTGGGAATCAAGCGTTTTGATTTTCCCAAATCCCTCTACGCCGTCCGTGATGCGATCCGCTTCTTTGTCGCCAATAAGCCCAACGCCCTTATCGTGGATTTCTTCGCCGGTTCGGGTACGACACTCCACGCCGTCAACCTCTTAAATGCTGAGGACGGCGGAGAACGCCGCTGCATCATGGTGACGAACAATGAAGTTTCCGACAGCGAAGCTAAGACGCTTAGTAAACAAGGCTATCAGCCCGGTGACGAGGAATGGGAACGCTTAGGCATCGCCCATTATGTGACCTGGCCGAGAACCCTGTGCAGTATTAAGGGCGAAGATATTAATGGTGAACCCCTCAAAGGCAATTATTTAGAAAGTGATCTTCCTATGGCAGACGGCTTTCAGTCCAATGCAATCTACTTCAAATTGGGATTTTTAGATAAAACCGCTATCGCTTTAGGTAGACAGTTTAAGGAGCTGCTCTCCGTACTCTGGATGAAAGCAGGTTCAATAGGGCTATGCCCGCAGCTTGAAGGCGAGGATATTCCTACGATGCTCATTTTGCCGGACAATCGCTTTGCCGTTCTGACAGATGAAAAAGACTTCCCGGAGTTTTTCAAGAAGATAAAAGCGGCATCAAATATCGAAACCGTCTTTATCGTGACGGATTCCGAAGCAGGATACCGGGAGATGGCAGCCAAACTCCGGGTTAAAACAAGCTATCAGCTGTACCGGGATTACCTGGATAATTTCAGAATTAATACGGGGAGGAAATAAAGATGCTGGTTGAATTATTCCCCTTTCAGAAAAAAGCTTTACAGAATCTGCGCATGAATACAGCGGAAGCCTTAGGCAGCTATCGCCGGACGCATACGCCACAGGTTGTCTCCTTCACGGCGCCAACAGGCTCCGGCAAGACGATTATTATGGCGGCGCTTTTTGAGTCCATTCTATTCGGCGACGAGCGCTATCCCGAACAGCCGGAAGCGATCATCGTCTGGCTCTCCGACTCACCGGAACTCAATCAACAATCGAAAGATAAAATTGACGGCAAGGCGGATAAGATCACTCTGTCTCAGACGGTTACCATCGCTGATGAGTCCTTTGACCAAGAGCTTCTTGACGAAGGACATATCTATTTTCTCAACACACAAAAACTGGGCAAAAGCTCCAATCTGACCAAGCACGGTGACAGCAGGCAGTTCACAATCTGGGAAACCTTGAGAAACACAGCGAGGGAAAAAGCAGACCGCCTTTACTTTGTGATTGATGAAGCCCATCGCGGCATGTTAGGGCGTGAAGCAGGCCGGGCGACTACTATCATGCAAAAATTCTTGAAAGGAAGCCCGGAGGATGGACTGGAGCCGATGCCGGTCGTCATCGGCATGTCGGCAACGACGGAACGCTTCAACACGCTCGTAAAGGGCACGACCTCCACCATTCACAAGGTCATCGTAACACCGGATGAAGTGAGAGCTTCCGGACTTTTGAAAGACCGCATTGTCATTACCTATCCTGAGGAAACAACAGTTAGAAAAGATATGGCCATCCTGCAGGCGGCAACCGATGAGTGGAGAAAGAAGTGGCGACACTGGCAGCAATATTGCTATGAGCAGCACTATGCTTACGTCAATCCGATATTTGTCGTTCAGGTGGAAAATGCCGCTGCCGATAAAATTTCCAAGACAGATCTCGATGAAGCCCTGCGCACGATTGAAAGCAGAGCCGGCTACCGTTTTGAAAATGGCGAAGTCGTGCATGCTTTTGGTGAGAAGGAAAGCATTGATATTAACGGTTTAGAAGTGCCTTACTACGAGCCTTCCGGCATCAACGATAATCGAAAAATCAGGCTGGTCTTCTTCAAAGAGAGCCTTTCTACCGGCTGGGATTGCCCTCGCGCGGAAACGATGATGTCCTTTCGCCGTGCCAAGGATGCCACCTATATCGCTCAGCTTCTTGGCCGGATGGTAAGAACACCGATGCAAATGCGGATTCAAGTGGATGAGAGTCTAAATGATGTGCATCTCTTCCTTCCATACTTTGAGAAAAATACAGTGGAGGAGATTGTACGTGCCTTACAGGCAAGCGAAGGCGGCGATATCCCGACAGATATTTATGGCGAGCAGATGGGTGAAAGAACATTTGAGACCTGGTCTGCGAAACCGCTTAAGAAAAAATCCGCTCCTCAAGCAGAAGGTCGAATGAGCTTAGATGATTTGGCTGCCCGTGACAATACGCATACTCCAATGGCGGATACGGGTGTAAATGAAATATTGAACCGTGATGTCCGTTTTCCCTTTGGAGAAGATGCTCTAACAATCTCTGAAGGCGTGGCTACGGATTATTATGCTGCTTTGGCTAAGCCGAGCGGAGATGAATCAGGACAAGCTGAAAAGACCCCTTTTTCTTCTAAGCAGCCAGCAAAGGAAGAAAAGACACATTCACAGGAGGACGCAGTTCTGTCTTCGCAAGAGGATACACTTGACCGTGAAAGCATCATCAAGTTCATTAATGATGCGGGGCTTCTTACCTACAATGTACGCCAAACCCGTATCAACGATTATTTAACATCCCTCTATAAGTTGACGAGACTCCTTGTACAATCGGGGCTTGATCCTGAAGCTACAGAAACGGTCATCAGTGAAATTATCGTTAAAATTCGTGAATACGTACACAGCCTGCGAGAACAGGGCAAATACGATGATTTAGTGACTAAAGCGAAAGAGTTCAAGCTCTCAATGCAGGTCTTTGATGTCTTTGGAGAGAGCGTAAAGGATTTTCCTGTTCAACAATCTTTTTTCTCGACGAATGCCGATATTGAACGCCAATTTCGTCAGGCGGAAGTAAAGCTTGGCGGAGAAGGTGTCGGACATGCTTACGGAAACAAGTATTTTGATCCCCTTGATCCGGACAGTTATCAGCTGGATGTGATCCTTTTTGTTTCCGATCAGGAAAATCTCAATCAGCTGCACGACTATGCTAAGACCAAGTTCCATCAATTAAATGACGAATACAGGCGCTATATGGTCACAGTAGACGAGAGCTTCCGTCTGCAGTATGAACGAATCGTCTCAGATGGGGATCAGGTGAGTAAACACAACTTCCGCCTGCCGGAACGTATCCAGGCTGAACAGATCGCAGGAGGAGAAAAATATAGTGACCATCTCTTTGTCAACGATGAAGGCTTTGCCAAAATCAAACTCAACGATTGGGAGAAGGGAGTCTTAGAGGAGGAACAAGAACGAACGGATTATGTCTCCTGGCTTCGCAATCCACCGCGCAAATCCTGGGCGCTTTGTATTCCTTATGAGATGAACAATGAATGGAAGGCCGCTTATCCTGATTTTCTCGTTATACGAAAAGACGAGCGACTAGGCTACATTGTCGATGTCTTAGAGCCTCATAGCCCGGATTTCGCCGACAACTTGGGCAAGGCAAAGGGCTTTGCGGAATATGCCCGCCAAAATCCCGGCGTTGGACGCATCGAGCTGATTCGCATGGATAAAGATCCGGTAGGAAATAAGCGTTTTAAGCGTCTTGATATGTCCAGAAGTGCTATCCGCGATAAAGTTCTGAAAGCTATGACGAATGATGAAATTAACCATATCTTTGATATGGATGGAGTGTTTTAGATGTGCAATATTTGTAATGGAATGACAGGTAATATGGGTGACAATAGGTCAGATGAACTTATGGTGATCGAAGATAATATTAGAAACACATATGGGAGTGTTGTTTGGTCACATAAAATTCAGGAAAAACAATCAGATATTTCAATCAAAAAATATAAGCTTCTTGAAACTATGAGGGTAATAGCTTCTTCTCTCACATCTGTTGGTATCATATCGTTGCTCTTTTCAAATGATTTGTGGATTAAAATTGTATCAGCAATACTATCTTTTATTTCTGTAGGCGTGAGCGCTTTTTTCAAATCTTTCGATTTGCAGAAAACGGTATCAAGCCATAAGGCAGCTGCTAACAAGTTACTAAAAGCTAGGGATGAACTTAGACTATTGCTAATCAAGACACGTTTGGATACACACTCTACCAAAGTGTTGCTAGAAGAATATCAACAACTCGTGGCGGAAATTGATGCTATATATGCAGAAGCTCCAACTACATCTGATTTAGCCGTAAGAAAAGCGAGAACTGCGCTTAACGTCACAAAAGACAATTTAATTACTGATGCGGAAATTGACAACAATCTTCCCCAATCATTAAGAAAGGATTGTGTAGAATGAGTTACACAGTTACAAAAAGCGCAGGAGTCATTCCTCAAGAAACAAGAAGTTTAATTTCTAGAAGATATAAAAGTATTACTTCGGCAATCAATAAAGATTTTTGGTCAATCACGAGTGATACGAGTAATAGCTTTTATGTTGGTTCATATGGTAGAAACACTGCAATTTCTACCAGTGATATTGATATATTAACGGCGCTTCCGAATAGTGATTTTGATAGTTACAATAACTTGAAAGGAAATGCCCAGTCAAGACTTTTGCAGTCTGTGAAAAATGCTGTTTTATCTTCATATCCTCGTAGTGATATTCGAGCTGACGGGCAGGTCGTTAAAGTTGCATTTTCGGATGGCATGAATTTCGAGATTTTACCCGCATTTCAAAACAAAGACTGGTTTGGTAATTTAACATACACATATCCAGATTCAAATATGGGAGGTAATTGGAAATCCACAAATCCTAAAGCAGAGCAGGAAGCAATAGCACAGAAGAACAGAACTAGTAACGGCTTGTTAGTGGATACTTGCAGACATCTCCGAGTTGTACGAGATACTTACTTCAAAAGTTACCATCTGTCCGGAATAGTAATTGATACATTTGTCTATGATGCTATAGGTGGTTGGCATTGGCTTAGGCCGGGCGAAGAGTCAACTCCAAAAATAATTTCGTACGAGCAATTTCTTATGAATTACTTTAACGACAATTTGACTTATAAATACGAACTACGTGCTCCTGGTAGTGGCGACTCAGTCAGCTTGGATAAAAGCAAAGAATGCCTTGGAAAAGTATTACGATTCATCGTTTGAGAAAATCAAACTAATTTTTGTATCAACCACTCAGTCCTTAGCCAATCTGGAACCACCCAGCTCGTACGAACTGGGTGGTTATTCTGTTCTATGGACTTGCTTTCTGTTTATCGTGATCGAATTACCTGCGTATGTTTTATTGGAGAGGGTATGGGCACTACGAAATCGATAGCAGAGCTAATAAAATGGTGCAGTATTATCATAAGTTTTGGCTTAAAGACAGGAATATATACTGGCAGAGACGGTCGACCTCAAAAATGGATGAATTGTTTCGATTATGCAAAAACAGGCCGATACATCCAAGAGTCTGGACCTTTGACATCTAAAAATACCAATCAAAATTTTTTCAAGAACTCTTCTAATGGTTGGACAGATATTACTGAGGTCTTTTGGAGTTAATCATTTTATCTACTTGCTAATATCGCACAAACTAAAACTCAAATGAGCAAAATTAGCAAAATACATACTAGAGTCCGATCCGATAATTCCACTCCATTTTACTGAGCAATTGCACAACACACAAAATCATTCGACAACCGTTTTAGGATCACCGTATTCTCGCTTCATGGCCTCCACCGAGACGACCCACTGCTTACCAAATTTACAGGCATCAATTCCGTTTATTAATTTTCCATAGGAAATCGCCTTGCGGAGCGTACTTTCATTCAGTCCCCATAGCTCGGTAGCATCAGTAAATGCCATAAGTCCGTCAAAGGGCGTCTCGACCGTTTCGCCATTTTCAAAGAGTTCATCACACGAAAGATCAAGCTCATCGCTCCATACAATGCCGTATCCGCCCACGTCGACCTCTACATCATAGAAGAGCAAGGGTGATTCCTCCAATTCCTTGAATTGAGGCCATTTGTTAAACAAAGGCTTTATATCATAAATTTTGCTAACGCCCTCTGCAAATTGAACACCTAGGCGCAAATCCGGGAGAGGAGTAATCGCTTTTACCTTATG